TGCATAAGTCCTCTCATATGTATTGTTTTTATGGATTTTTTGTCTTTATTATACAGTACACGTACATCGAAACCATGTCAAACCGGCGGACTCTGGATTTAAGAGTCTCTTTGACGCCTCTAAGCCCCCTAAATGGGGGTTGGGTCACTCGTCAAGTAGTCGAGTGTTGGACAACACAACCAAAACAGGCACGTGAAATCGGGTGCTGCACACACTTGCGTTTGCAAAGTGATGTCACTGTTTGAACTCGCCAAGGTGCGAATATTCATTTGAACAAAAGCAGTCTGACGGTTCGTTCCGTCTAATCCCGTGCCCATCAGGTAGTTGTTCGGATCAGCCAACGAAAAGTTGTGTTGCTTGAAATCCGGTAACTGAAAACTGATTGAGCCATTTGTGCTTGTATGTGTGATTGCCATTCCTGCTGTTCCATCCTTCAAAAATGTTCCTCGATTAATCCAATACGAGCGAGCACTTTGAGTTGCCGAAGCCAGGGTTGTTGCAAATGTTCGCCACAGTCTAAACTGGGCATTGGTAGCCAAAGCCACCCATCGCGTAACCCGAAAATCGGACAGTAACGGACCGTACGCATCGTGGCCGGGGGTAAGCACATAGTTGGCTCCCCCTCGGTAACCAAGAAACATACCTGCTACATATGGCATGTGAACCATCGTGTTGAACGCATAAGGCGCATTGCCAGACGCGGCCACCACTTTATTCGCTGAATTCACAGACGAAAAAGATGGATCGAAGCCAGGTGTGTAGGGCATGATCTTCAGTACTTTCGCAACATTGTTCATGGACGAAGCCGTTTGGCTATCAATCCAGACCGTGTCTTGAGTAACGTACCGATGCAACACACAGCGAAGCGAATTGATCGCCTCACCGTAGTTTTGGCCATACCGTTCGGGATGGGGCACACTCTTCTCTCCGAGGGTGTACGAGGTCGGTGTAACACTCGTAATATCCTCCGCCTGCAGGGCAAAAAACGAGGGTACGCGATTCGTAGTCTCAGCTCCAATGTGATCTGAGGGATTCGCATACTCAAAGTCGTCTCCACCCTTTGCAAAAGCAAGGAGTTTGAGTGAGCCTGAGGAAGGCGCAGTCAGTGTTGTCAACACGCGGACAGTAATGACTCCATTATCCGTACCTATTCGGGTTGGAAGAGAGCCAGTGGTGTTCCAATTGTCTCCGAGTGCCTTGTCCACCAGTAACCAAGGTGTGTCCTGGTGGTAGGGAATCTCAATCTCGATATCGTCCTCCTCTCCAATGTCTACAATGTGTGTGTACACAGTGTTAACATCTGGGTTCGTGCTTGTAATATCTGCACGGGGATCGTATGAGATTTTGAGACGTCCCTTGTGGAACTTAGTTGCTACCACTTTGAAGCGAATCACAATAGATCCGCGCCAGTTGTAGAACATTTGTCCCATATAGGAAATCGGAGTATGGTACACACGCTGTCCCACAGTAGCTGCTGAAGCATTCTGAATGTTTGCACGCTGGTATAGGCAAGGTCCTACACGACAGCAAAACAGCAGATCATCTGTGTTATTTGACGTTGACCAGGTTCCCGAACCAAAATACGACTCCTTCGCTTTGATATATGGAATAGACAGCTCATCGTGAGGTGTCAACCCATGCAAAGTGGGATCCAAAGACAATTCCTGCTTCGGATCCAACGAAAACTTCTGCACTGCAGTCCCAATGTGGCCTGAGGCAAGCATAGGAGCGTTCATTGGTTGGTAACCATGGACATTTGCTATTACAGGAACGTTAGTAAAACCGAAAATTCGGGCTATACTACCGACTGCCTTTGCGCCAATCTGTGTGGCTCTAGCAAATGGTCCGATTATGGGCACTTTGGTCAGGTACCCGGCAACATTGGCAACAGCACTTGCTGGTCCGGAAATCTTTCCGGAACCCTCATCATACTCATCACCCTGAAGTGAGAGAGATGCTGTAGACCCCATCAACTCAACATCTGTCATCCATGCGAAAGTTTGCACAGTTACGGAAGTAGATCCACCTGTTACGGCAACCCCAAGGGGCGCGAATACGGTATATGTGATTGTTCCGAAATTCTGCACATCACTCGCTGATGTGATATCCAACCAGTTCTTGTGATAAAAGAAAGGTAACTCCATTTGCCCACCAGCATTCGCAGCTGGTGTCACAAAGAAACCTGGTTGTTGAGAATATGGTGTCAACAAGGGCTCATTGCCTGTTGTTGTGCGAATCTTGTCTGAGACAAGTCCTAACAATGGCGAGTAGCATGCACGCAAAAGACCATACTGGAACGGTGTTCCGTTCACCATGATCTTGATGTGCAGCTTCCCTCGCAAAAAAGCGAAATTATCGACTTTCTTCTTAATATTTGCATTGTTGAGGAATAAGTACCACGGTTGGATACTTGTCTTGACTCCGATCGCATCAGAATTGGTCCACGTGATGGTGGAAATAGCGGTTGGACGACCCAGAAACCTCCCCAACTGGAGATCGTCTGTGCCATCAACTCGAGCAATAGCATTAACTTCTGAACCTGCCATTACGACTTCGCCCTCCGCGTTATCGATAAAGGTTACGGTCTCAGATGTTGCTTCTAAGGCTCCTCCGCTGCTTCCTTCGCCCGTGGGCGCTTCTGAGAGATCCTCAGATTGCAGCTGAAAGCGAGATTTAATACTCTGGTAATACGCACTCGTAAGCGCATCAACAGGGTGGATTCTTCCGGTGATCCACTCAACAGCTTGTTTATCTTCATTTTCTTTGTTGCCTGACATTTAAATACGCAAACATGAACTGCCAAATACATGTCTACTGGCTAGAGAGAATGCTCTCCGACGCCCTCCGGAATCTCGCAATGAGATCACTCCAGCCAGGAAGGGTCGACTCGGTCACGTAGAACGAGTAGGGTTCGCGCTCTAAGATGCTCTTAAAGAACGCGTGGTGCTTTTCGAAGGTTTCCCTACCGTAGAAAAAGTACTCTGAGTTGGCGGACGAAATGACATCCACCATCTGCTTGTGCTGATCTACAGTCTTCGAGGGAACCCACACTGTCAAGGACTTCTTGATTGAAGCCTCTTCAAGTGGGCAGGTGTACATACCTAGTTCCTCCTCAAAGCGCCAGGACCGTTTCAAGAATGAACACTCTTCAATCGTGATATACGGTCGTGAGACGGCATCTTTATCTGCCATCGTGTACCCAACGCCAATGGTGGCGAGGGTCTTTTGCACTGCAGTGTGGTTGAACCAAGGTGTTCGCTTACTCACACCAGCTCCGTTGTCGTCGCCGTACGTCAGAAGGTTAACAACCTCCTTGAACTTCCAGCACGTCCGCTCTTCTGGATTTAACTCACAGAAGGCGTAGCGCATGTACAGACTGTTGACGATAGAGTTCACAATAACAGTGCAGGGGTGCCCTGACGGGTTGGTTCCATTGAACTCGATGATGTCTCCATTCACGTTTGTGAGAGGGAAAGCAGTATCGAGGGCGATGCACGCAAGGTCGCGCAACTCCTCTTCAGAGAAACCAGCTGCTCGGTACACGTTCGCAATAACCTTGTAGGCTGCAATTACGAGCGCCGGGACCATATGCTTGTCGAACTTGGAGTAGTCGCCAGCAATAATCTGATCCTCACCATGAGCTGTCAGGTAGTCGTAGAATTGTGTCCACTCGATAGACTGGGCCACTGTGCCTGGTGCCGCCTCAAAGACAAGCTTGTTCTTCTGGAGTAGTCGGATAAACGCCAAGGTGCGACTCCGAACTACGATGCTCCAATCCACAGGCGCACCAGTGAAAACTCGTGTCTTCTTGGCATCAATCTTTGCCTGGGGGACAGCTTCGTCCTTAAGGTGTGCAGTGAAAACTGGGTAGGCTCGCTTGCCCTCTGCGTACAGACTTTTAATTTCTGCAACGCGGGCACGAATTTCCTCAGAGAACTGAACGCCCTCTGGGTAGTCTTCAGTGATATACGGTTCCAGGTGACGCTTCTTCGGTCCATGCCACGGGTGACCCATGGAGGTACCTCGATTGATACCATCAATGAACTTCACACCTGGCAAACCGTTCACAGATGCCTCATCGCTCAGGTACACCAACTCTCCCTTCCAGGAGTCACCGTGTTCCTGCTGCAAGCCGTCGAGCACATCTCGAGTGTACGCTTCCACACAATGATCCAACAACGTTTGGTCAATGTTTGTGTCTGGCTTCACCATCTCAACGATGTTCTTGTAGACTGGCTCCCAGCCCGTCATAACGGGTGCACCGTGCTCAACCTCACCACCG